AGTTGCATCACATGGACGGAATGCAGCCTGCCCGGCATGGTGACGCGGTGCAGTTCCTGGATGAGGAATGCGTAATGTTCCCAAAACGCCGGGCCGTCATTGTTCGATATATCCCTGTCACTGTTTGAGAACTTGTAAAGCCCCTCAAACGGCGGCGAATGGATGCCGAAATGGATGCTGTCTGAAGGTATCTCGCGGATAACCTCGCAGCTATCGCCTAGATAAACGGCGTAATCATCCGTAATGACTTGATCGACACATTTATAGGTCATTGGTTTCCCCTTATGAAATCCGGCAGAATGATAGTCTGTTGCGGGTTATAGTCGGCACGGTCACGAACAGACCCGCGAACGGCAAGGCTGGATAGGTCGGCCATGTGCATGACCATGCTTGCCGCCATGCGTTCGGCGTCGCTCTCTTTGCGCTTGATGTTGGCCACGGTCGCGCCTTCGGTTTCAGCGGCGATGATGTGACAGTTAACGGGATGGGTCTGGCCAAAGCGCCAAAACCGGCGAATGGCCTGATAAAACTGCTCGAAGCTATCTGACAGGCCGACGAAGCCGGTGTCAGCGCAATGTTGCCAGTTCATGCCAAAGCCGCAGATTGACGGCTTCGTCACCAAAACGCGGATGCGGCCCTCGCTAAAGTCGATGAGCTTGCGTTCCTTTGCCGCGTCATTGTCAGAACCGCGAACCTCGACAGCGCCAGGTATGGCCTTCGCCAGCGCCTCGCTCTCGCTGTTGAGGTTGCACCACCAAACAAACGGGCGATCAGACGGCGTGATATCAACGGCCATCTTCACCCGATCATCCACTGTATCGCGCCGGGCTGATATCCGCTCAGAAAGCGTGGCTGCTTGGATAGGGAAAAGCATCCCGGTTTCAATGCTAGGCCGATATTCAACCCCGACCGTGTGTTGATGATAGTGCAAGGGCGGAAGGTCATAGCCCGCGTTTGCATAGCCTAAGTCGGAGGGCTTGCGGAGCATAACGGCCCATGACGCCATCCACTTCCAGAACTCGTTTTCAGCGTGACCTTTGAGCCGCCAGTTCTGCGTCGAGCCGCCGTCATGCACAAAGAACGTCGCGAGCATATCGGTGTAAGACATAACGCCGAGAAACTCAGCGTGATTGCCCAGTTCCATGAAGTCGTTGGGCGCAGGCGTCGCGGTCGCGGCCAAGCGGAATGGCACGACTTGGCAATCATGAATCAGCTTGTTCCGATAGTGACCGTCCGTCGATTTAAGGATGCTGCTTTCGTCCAGAATGACGCCCCCAAAAGACGAAACATCGAAATGCTCAATCTTCTGATAGTTCGTCACGCATATCCCACCACCGGCACAATCGGCTTGATTGGCGACAAGGCGCGCGGGAATGCCGAACTTCTCAGCCTCGCGGACAAGCTGGGCCGATACGGCAAGCGGAGCGAGGTGCAGCACCGGTTTTCCCGTCTTTTCCGCCACGACCTGACCCCATGCCAATTCCATGAGAGACTTGCCCAGACCTGTCCCGGCAAACAAAGCAGACCGGCCCCGGCGCAGCGCCCATGAAACGATATCGCGTTGATGCGGGAATAGGCATTCAGGCAAATCCGGCACATCTGGGATGCCGGTGAAGGGGTCAGTGACCGCCTTCAAAGCTAGAAAGTTTTCGTATTTAGTCATGTTCTCCCCTTGGTGATTTTCACCGTTGAACCCTAAACGGGCATCCAATAAGCTTCGCCATGTTGGCTTTGGCAGACACTCACGCAGCCCTCGCAAACAAGTCGGGCTGATAACCGCCGCCGCCTAACGTCGTCAGGATTTCAACCCATGCCATGCGGGCGTGGTGCCGCTGGATGCCGTCAAAGACGGTCGTGTGGTCGCGGCCACCAAACAGCCGACCGATCTCGGGATAGGACAGGCCAAAGTCCCGGCGGATATTTGCCATTGCGGCGTGACGTGCATAGACCAACCCTGGCACACGGCAGCGCCCGATCATGTCAGACAAGCTGAAGCCGTAGCTTTGCCCAAGCGCCTCGATTGCGTTCATGCGGGACTGACGCGGGGTGACCGTCACGCCGCCCGCCCCGTCTTGCGGTGATCCTTCGGGGACCACGCCTTCCGCTGACTACCCATCGCTTCACGATGCGGGGCGCAATAGGTCTCGTTGGTCGGGAAGCAGCACGACAGCACGGCGCCGCGCTCACCAATCGGAAAGCAGCACTCTCCGCTCTTTGCGCGGGTCAGCCAAGGCCGGGCGAACGACACGTCAGCCAGGATGACGACGGGCACGGGCAGCGCCTTCGGCGGGGACACCGGCTTCGGTTTCGACTTCGCGACCGCCTTGAGCCGACGAACGATTTCAGCGCGCAAGTTATGCACCGCACGGCCACCCACCGGCTCAGGACGGCCCTCGCCCAGCCGATGCACACGACCGATGACGCTGTTGCGGGTGCGCTCGCTGCCGAACGCCTTGTTCAGCAACTTAGCCACCTCTCCGGCGCTCTTGCCCTCGCGCCAATGCTTGACGGCATATTCGGTCTCGACCGCAGACCAGCCGCTGATGAGATTGCTCATGGTGTCGTCCTCTTTTTCTGGATGCCGGGGGTGCGGGGCGCGAGGCCCAGACGGGCGCGGTATTTGCTCAGGACGCTGTTGCCGATCCCGAGCGCGAGGCAGATGTCAGCCACGGGCACACCGGCCAGCCACATCTCAGCCAGCCGCACGTTGCGGGCCGCTAGGTGATCCTGGAATGTCGTCGGCGCGGGCTTGGCGGGAGTCGTCGTGGCCTTCGGTTTGTTCGGGTCAAACATCCGGCGCAGATCAAGTTCGTTGACCGCGTATTTTGCCGCCAGATGCGCCCATGATGTCGGCCGATCCTTTGATCGCTCGCGCTCGACCTCGGCCAGTTCTTCAGGCGTCAGGTTGCTGATCGTGCGACGGGCCGAGCAGGCAAAGCGCCCGGCACCGAAGGCAGCGGCGGCGCTGTTGGCGTTCCCGCTCATTGTGCGGCCTCACTGGTCACGGTCAGCGTCAGCAGCCCACCCCTGATCGGCTCGCCAAATGCAATGGACGGCGTGTTAAACAGGCGGTCATCGACCCCGAGGGCGTCAGCGATGCCGTCAAGATACGACTTAAGCGCAGCCACGCAGTTGTCCCGGTCGATGGGGTGCCGGGTCTTCGGATGCACCGTGACGGCTATCGAGACGCGGGTTTCCGGGTCAGCTTTAACTACACCAGCCGCGCGAGCCATAGCCCACGCCCCTCCCCGGTGAGCCTTCACGGCGCGGGCCTTCTCAGCCCAGTGTGCGCGACCGTTTGGCCACAACGCCTTAGCGGGGAAGGGCAGCGTAAACGATACGGCATTCACAGCGCATCCGCCACGCAAGCAAACACCGCCAGAAGGGCAAGCGCGAGCCACAGACGCCACGCGTCCTTGATGTCCGAACGCAGGCTCACGATGCCACCGCCCGGCGCAGGGCTTCATGCAGGGCTTGCCGCTTGGCGTTCAGCGGCTTGGCGCGGACGTGCGAACGAACGACGACCGGGCCGCGCGTCTCAGGCGTCAAAGCCTCACGGATGATGCGCTCCCAGATCATTTGGTGTTTCCCGGCTCGTGCGGGGTCCACTGGCGGAACGTCTGCGGCGCGTCAAGTGCGGCCTTCAGATCAGCCGCGAGCGTCGCCGCCCGCTTCCGCAGCTTCATCACCATCAGATCACGCGGGCAAGTCGCTTCAGCCAAATGATGCTCAAGAGACAGCACCGCCGAGGCAAGTTGCGGGGCGAGTTTCAAAACGGGGTTAATGTCCACCGGCCTGCTCCCTTTTGATTTTGAGCGCCCGCCTCGACCTAGCACGATCCCAAATCTGGCGGATGGTCGCGCCGTAATAGGCCGCGTCCCTGCGACTTTTGACCCGTAAAGTCTCGGTCTCAACCAGGATCACCAGTTCGGCAGGCTTCAGATATTGGGTGAGTTCGTTGTCCATGCCGCATCTTAGGCACGGCAATGCACAAAGCGCAATCTTATTTTTGGACCGATTGTAGTTGACATGACGAAAACGCGGGCGCAAGTTACGGCATCAACCGAGGAGACTACACATGACACCAGCCGCCGAACTTACCGCTGACCTCGCCGTCGCCTCTGTCTATGGCGCGGCGATGGCAAAGACCGCTCGCCGGGCCTCTGATACGGTCCTGCGGAACCGCCAGCTTTCCCGCTGGATGGCACAGACCCAGCTTCCATCACCGAAGGCCGAGGAGTTCATCGAGGACTTCCTGCGCGACTTTGATCGGCTGGCTATTGTGGCGGAGCGCATCCGTGCGAGCCGCGACGCCTATCCGTTCAACGCTGATTATGCGGTCGAGGTGGCGGCATGAACCGCGCCGAACTGTTCCGCGCCGTCGATATGGCCCACGCCGCCGCGCACAACGCCACACTGGCCGCGTCCTATGACCGGATCAACCGGGAGCGTTCCGAGCATTTTGCCCGGCTCTCGGAGGAGGCGCTTTACGCCGCTCTTGATGCGCTGGCGATGGCCCGGCTGTCGGTCGCCACGAAAGCCGACTGGAAGGCCGCAGCATGACCCTCCCGCGCGGCTGGGGCCGTCACCTTCTTACCTTCGCCGTCGTGGCTTTCGTGACCGCGCTTCCGTGGTTCGTCGCCGCCAACCTGATCTGGAGCTAACCCAATGGCCGACCCTTTTTATGACGGCATCTTCACCGAGGCAAACCGCACAAACGAAGCCTCCGGGCGTAGCTGGCACATTCCCCGCGAGGACGAGACGTTCGAGCGCGACGCCAGCGACCGGGAGCCGAGCCGGATGCACATTGCCCTCGGCATCCTCGGCCTGATCTTCGTCGCCGCTGCCCTGATCGGGGCGGTGACGCGATGAGCGCAACCCAATCAACAACGGCAGGAACGGGGGCCAGCTTAACAAGCGCCCCGGATGCCGCTCACCATTCCGAAAGCACCCCGATGAACAACACCCCGCTGACATGGGAAGGCGCCCGCGCTCCCTTTGCCAAGGCGTTTATAGTCGCCCAGAAGGCCACTGAGGCCGTCAAGAAAGCGTCCACGAACCCGGCGTTTAAATCGCGCTACGCAGACCTGGCCGTCGTGGTTGAGGCCGTCATCCCCGCGCTGAACGAGAGCGGCATCGCGGTCATCCAGTCGCCCAGCTTTGACGGCGATCTGGTCAGCGTGACGACCGTCCTGCTGCACGAAAGCGGCTCCAGCGTGACCGGAACCCTGTCGATGCGCCCGACGAAATTGGACCCTCAAGGGGTAGGCTCGGCCATCACCTACGCCCGCCGCTATGCCTTGCTGGCGATGACCGGCGCTGCGCCCGAGGACGATGACGGCCAAGCCGCCAGCCAGCCGGGCAACGACCGCGCACCGACACCGCCGATCACCCAGGATCAGGCCGACGCCCTTCGCTTGGAGATCGAGGCGGTCGGAGCCGACCCGGCCAAGTTCCTCGCGTTCTTCAAGATCAAGGCGCTGGAGGCCATGCCCGCCGGTCGCTGGAACGAAGCCGTGGCCATGCTGGAAGCCAAGCGCATGAAGGATGCCGCGTGATGGAACAGGGCAGCGCCGAATGGCACCAGATCAGGCTGGGCAAGGTCACCGCGTCGCGCGTGGCCGACGTGATGGCGAAGACGAAGACCGGGCCAAGCGCATCGCGCACGAACTACATGGCGCAGCTTCTCTGTGAGCGCCTGACCGGCACTCCGGCCGACTTCTTCATGAACGATGCAATGCGGTGGGGAACCGAGAAGGAACCCGAGGCCCGGCTGGCCTATTCGTTCCACCACGACGCCGACGTGACCGAGATTGCGTTCGTCGATCACCCGACGATCCTGATGTCTGGCGCGTCCCCGGATGGACTGATCGGGCTGGACGGGTTGCTGGAGATCAAGTGCCCCAACACCTCGACCCATCTCGACACCCTCGCCAGCGGTAAGCCTGCCGGGAAATACGTCACCCAGATGCAATGGCAGATGGCCTGCACGGGTCGCCAATGGTGCGACTTCGCCAGCTATGACCCGAGGCTTCCCGAACATCTCCGGCTCTTCGTCACGCGCGTTCCCCGCGACGGCGAACTGATCGCCGCGATGGAAGCCGAGGTGACCGCGTTCCTGGCTGAACTCGACGCCCGGATTGAAGACCTTAACACGCGCTACGGCGCCCAAATGAAAGCAGCCGCATGAAGAATATTACCATCGCAGGCCGTCTGACGAAAGACGCCGAGAACCGCACCGCAGGCAGCGACAACGTGACCGGCTTTTCGGTGGCCGTTGACGACCGCAAAGGCAGCGAGAAGGGCACCCTGTATTTCGACTGCAATCTCTGGGGTAAGCGCGGCGAGAGCCTGTCGCCCCATCTCATCAGGGGTTCATCCGTCACGGTGTCGGGCGACCTCTCGACCCGCGAACACAACGGAAAGACCTATCTGACAGTCCGGGTGTCCGACGTGACCCTGCAAGGCGGAAAGCCGGGCGCGCGGATCGACGACTTTCGTGACTCGGTGCCTGGCGGTGTGGCCCGAGGCGGAACTCGTTCAGCGGCATACGACCTGAACGATGACGTGCCGTTCTGATGACCGACAAGCCCTGCATCATCCTCCGCACCCGCCAGGATCGCGGCCGGGCTGTCCGCTGGATCGAGACCGCGCCAGACGGCACGGTGGTCGAGTTCAAACAAAAGGGCCGCAGCAACGATCAGAACGCGGCGATGTGGTCGGTGCTGACCCAGATCAATCGCCAGCGCCCGACCCACAACGGCGTGAAGATGAGCGCGGTGCTGTGGAAGGCCGTCTTCATGCAGGCCCTCGGCGCGGAACTGGTGATGTTGCCGACGCTTGAGGGTGGCGGGCTTTTCCCGTTCGGCCATCGCTCATCCAAGCTGACGAAGGACGAAATGTCGAACCTGATCGAACTGATGCTCGCATGGGCCGCGACCGAGGAACTGGTGATCGAGCATTTCGACGGCCCGCAAGAGGTCTCCGCGTGACCCGCGAGCGCATCCCCATCGAGCCGCGCCGGGTCAGTCCCGGAACCCGCGCGAAGATACTGGCGGCGACCGGCCACGTCTGCGCCCGCCCCGATTGCCCGGACAAGGCGACCGACGTTGACCACATTCTCCCGCTTTGGCTGGGCGGGTCGAACAAAGAAAAGAACCTGGAGGGCCTATGCCCGGCTCACCACGCGGCGAAGACGAAGGCCGAGGCGTCATTGCGGGCGAAGGCCAAGCGCCGCGAGCAGAGGGACCAAGGCACCCGCCGACCGCGCAAGGCCATTCCGTCGCGTGGTTTCGATAAGACCCAGACGCGCGGCTTCGACGGCATCGTCAGGCCCCGAGACACACAGGAGAAGACATGACCCCCGACGAACTCCCCGCTGATATGGAGGCGGTTGTAGCGCGGCTATCTTACCCCGACCCCGGTTTTGATTACGAAGGGCAGCTTGTAGATCGTAAAGACATCCACGCCCTCCTGAAAGCATACCAAGAGCAGCGCCGGGCTTTGGAGCGGATTGGAAACGCGCTTGAGGCAGTTCGCTACGTGCCGGGCGATCACCCTGTCGTTCCAATCAAGCACGACGCTTTCGTGAAAACAGTTGATGCCGCCCTCAACCAGAAAGGTGATGAACGATGAGCGAGACAATGTTGATGATTGGCGGTCCCATAGATGGGATGCGAGTCCAGATCGACGGCAGACCAAAAGTTTATTTTGTCGTAAAAGCCAATCGGCTTGGTCTAAACATTTCCTCGCCTCGCGATGAACAAGAAAGCCGCTACATGAGAGAAGTAACGGAGGAATATGTTAGAGTTGAGGGCAGGGTTTATGCTCATTACAGCATCGCGCACTTGGACGTGATTGATTTGCTGGCGAGTGGCTACCGATGCGAGATTGGCAAATGACCGCCTCCCTCCGCACCCCTGCACCAGAGGGGGAGGCGGTGGCTTGGCGGACTGTTCCGCTTGAGCCGACCGAGGCGATGCTGGTGAACGGACGCGAGGCGCTGATGCCGCTTCATCGGCTTCTCAGTTACGGGCCGCTCATCGGCATTTGGAAAGACATGCTCGCAGCATCCCCTGTCGTTCCGGTAGGGGTGATCAAGGCTGTTCTGGAAGCGGCCCAAAACATCCACAACACCGCGATCATTTATGAAGACGAGGCCCTTCTCGAAGACGCCCAGATTGTCCTCGCAGCCCTTCGCCAGCCTGTCGTTCCGGTAGAGGTGAGAAGGCGGGTCTTGGACGAACTTGACAAGGCGTGGCTCCATGGTCAGCAGCGGACTTCGTGGAGACGCGATGAATCCGCTGACGCTATCCTCGCGATCCTTCGTTCTACCGATACAGGGAGGGAGTGATGGGCGAAGTGTGGAAGGGCAACAAAAAGCAGCGCGACACCTTGCGCCAGAAGTTCGGCGGTCGATGCGCCTATTGCGGCTGCGAGCTGACCAAAATGCACGCCGATCATCTGGAGCCGGTCGTCAGGCTAAATACCGACCCGTGGGGCCGTCGCTTGCCGTCTGACGAATGCTCTCTGCTGAAGCCGGAGCGGAACGTCGTCAGCAACATGATGCCCGCTTGCGCAGGCTGCAATCTGCACAAGGGCGGCTACCCGCTAGATGATTGGCGGGACATCATCCAACGCTCGGCCGAGATCATCCGCAAGCAGACCCCAACCTTTCGGGTTGGCGAGCGGATGGGCGTCATCACCGTCTCCGAAGCGCCGGTCACTTTCTATTTCGAGCGCGCCGATACAGGGAGGGAGTGATGAGCGTGGTCGCCCGAACCGCCCTTACAGGAGAAGACACAGCCGGTTCACCGACAAGCCAGAACACTGAGCCGGGCTTGCCGTTTTCCGACGCGGGCAAACCCTGAACGCAAAAGGCCCGCCGCCCCGGTGAAGGGACGACGGGCCTGATGGAATAAAAATACGCAAAAAGTGCGTAACGCCTATTGCGTAACATCTGCCTGTGTGGGACAAGGTTGAACCGGCGCAGGGCAATCAAGCACTAGCCGGACGGAAACAGACAGATGATCGACACGCAGGCCCAAAATCGCGAAAACCTTCTCGCCCGCATCGACCAAGCCAAAATGGAAGAGCGCCAGTGCCGCCTAGTCGCCCAAAGCAAGTTCGAGGCCGGGGAATGGGACGACCAACACATAGCGAACAATCAAGTGCGCCGCTGTGTCGATGCCCAGATCGCCCTTAAGCGTATGCTGGCGAGGGTCTGATGGCTGTCATCGAGGAAACCAAAAAGGGCGATTGGGCGATCTGGGAACGGAACGCGCGCTACGTCGCCCGCTTCCCGACCAAGGCCGAGGCCGAAGCCTACCGCGCCAAACACTACTACCCCTCGGCCGTCGCCGCCTATGTCCAGCCGCAGCCGCGCCTCAACAAACTGGAGGCCCACGCCTTCGCTCAATGGACTGGCGAAAAGGTTCTGCCGGGACTTGGCGTCGCCACCGAGGGGCTAATCAAGAAAGGCTACCTGACCGCCGAACCTTGCGAGGGCGGGTATCTGGTGAGGCCCGCATGACCCCCGCTGAATACCGCGCCGCCCTATCAACCCTCGGCCTGTCGCAACTCGCGGCGGGCCGGTGGCTCATGGTCAGCCCAAAGACCGCGCAGAACTACGCCACGGTCGGCCCCAGTGGTCCTGCGGCACGGGCCATGCGGATGCTGCTGGATATGAACGAAGCCGACCGGGCGAAGGCTCTGGCGGCGAAACCCCTCAAAGGAGACGAATGATGGCGTGTTACGAGCAAGACCTATTGAACGCGGGCGTTAAGGGCCTTCGGGAGTTCGGATACCCTGACGCGAGCAAGGACAACATTCTAAAGCCGGGCATTCTGTCCAAGTTTTTTCGGGCGCAGTTGCAGGACATGGAAACCGACAGCCCGGCCCTTCAGGCGTCTATCGACAGGCTTATCGCAAAGATTGACGAGAACGACGCCGAACCCGCCTAACCGTCTATCAGGCCCGGCTCGTTATCATACACGCCGGGATCGGGTCGCGGATCGCTCGGACTGAGCCTGTAGGGTCTTCCGAGGTACGCGGCCCACCTTGCCCGCTTTGCGCTGGCCTTCCGGTTCAGTCCCTTGTTCGCCTCCATGAACAGGACCCGGGAAAAAGCATCAAGCCGCACGGTCCAGCCTCGCCATGTTGCAAGTGTGGCGCTCGACCTCGCCATCCTGCCGGTGGAAGGTCACCGCCTCCATTGACCGTTTTGACCGATAGCCGCTCGCGTGGCTCCAGATGTCAGGGGCCGCAAGGGTCCGGCAGTATTCGACCGTGACGCCGGGGTGGTCCTTTACGTCCTTGTGGTGGACATGGCCGACGAACCAGACCCGCGAGCCGTGTTCCGATGCCAGCCACATAGCGGGGGCATCCACGGCCATCAGCAGGGGAAGGTTTGCACCCTTCGCCCCGTCGCCGTGCGTGGTGCCGATCAGGTTCGCGCCGAATCCGTGGAACCAATAGGGGTTCGGGCTGGTGGAGACCGTCACGCGCGGCTCGCCCTCGTAGATCATCGCCATCATCTCAGCGAGCATCAGGGCGGTTATGCCGTCGTGGTTCCCCGGATTGATGCGGACGGTGATCTGCCGATGCTTTTCGAGCATCCGGGCGACATGGTGGCGCTTGCACCGGATGACGGCCCGGACGACTTCAGCGTGACGGCCATGCGTGTCGAGGTGGTGGCCGCTCTTCGTGCGGCTGGCGTTGTTATCGGCGTGGAGGCTGTCCCCGAGGTCGATATACAGCGCATAGGTCGAGGGCGCGGCAGACGCCACCAGCCGGTCAATCGCGGCTTTTGTGATGCGCTCGAACTCCACCAGGTCGAAGCCCTGCCCGGTTTCGTCCTTCCACGCATATAGGCCAGCGTGAGGGTCGCCTTGGGGATAGACCGTCAGCAGATCGTCGTCGGTGTAATCCGGGGCGGACAGCGGCGCGACAGGCTCCAGCCGATCAAGCAGCCCGGCCTTGATCGCTTGTAACCGTTCAGCCTGGGCCTCGGCATCCGGGGACTGGCGCTCCCATACCCGCTCGACCCCACCGGGGCCGCGCTGGATGGTGACTTTGCCCATGACGAAGCCGGGGGCGGTGCCGTCGTTAAAATGTCCGGGGGCAATGCCTCGACGGGCGGCGGCTTTCTTGTAGGTGTCCAGCGCCTCCCAGACTGCGTTGTTGGCAACACCCAGCGCCTTTGCGGCGGCGCGTTGGCTTCCGTGTTCCTTCACGGCCTCCAGATACTTGATCTGGGTCTCGGTGACCCAGCGGGGATATTCTCTGTCTTCAGGCGGAATGAAGGACAGGGCCATTAGCCACCCATCAGACGACGCCACCAAGGGCGGGAAGGGGGCGCCAGAGCGCGAGACTGTGCGTCGAAGGACTGGACCGCTAAATCTCTCCGACCGTCGCACACGGCCAGCATAAGGCCCCTAGCGTCGTACGTGACTTCGAGGTCCGCAATGGTCGGGCTATCCGGCAACCTCGGAAGCTGGCACGGCGTCCGCGCCGCTTGCGGCAGGGTCAGGATTGGGGCAGATGGACGGGGCGACGATGCACAACCGGTTATCAGCAGCCCGAATACGAGCCACACGATCAGGGTCCAAGGGCGTCTCAGCATCGGATGCTGTCCTCGCTTCTATTTCAGCCTGACGCGAAAGCTCGCGCAATGCAACCTCGCGTCCGTGATGTTTTTGTGTCGCGTTTGTGATTTCCGCGTTGCCCGTGTCTTTGCGCTCCAGCACCGACACGTCGTTTTCCAGCCGGTCGATCTTGCGGGTGTCAATGCCAAACGGGTCAAACTTGAAGCCGAGGAAGCTAGGTCTGGCTAACCCAGCAAGGCCGAACAGCACCACCGCAACCGCCGCAATGACGAGCCAGCCGATCGGGGTGATGATGCGGAAAACGCGCATTAGCGGTGAAGCTCAAAGTGGGGGCTGTCTGTCTCGCCCTTTTCGCGCGGCTTTCCGTCTCGATCCCAGTCGGCTCCCCACCGAATCGGAACGCCCAGTTCCCACGCCGCCGCAAACATGGCCTTGCTAACCACGTCGAGCTTGGTGTGCGACCAATCCACCGGGAAGGGCACAAGATCGACGGCGTGTCCGAAACCCGTCTTAGGGTTGATGAAATGGTTGCTATTCAGGGTCCATGTCACTTTGGGGCCGGGCGCGGTGCGGCCTTGAGCGTAAAGCTCTTTTTGGCGCGCTGGCGTCCGAACGCCCTCCAGAACCATAAAGTCCTGATCCGTCAGTTCAATGGCCCGCTCGACCACTTTAACCAAATCGGGATGAACACCCTGCAAGCGGGCGCGGGATTGGGGGCCTAGCGCATAGGTCATGGCTTCTTCCAGCTTGCGATGATGCGGGCAAGATCAGCAGCCGACGCGCCGCCCATGTAGAGGAGGGCAAAGAACGCCTGCGAGCCGATTAGAGCGAGCGCCACGTCGCGCAGCGGCCCACCTTCACTGAGCTTGCAGATGATGCCGACAAGCAGGGCCGTGGTCGAGATGACGTAGCCGATGGTGACCCAGCGACGCCAGTGGAACGACGGTTCGGGAAGGGGATTGTCCAGGTCGGTCATGGGGCAGTCTTTCTGCGGGTTGGCAGCGGCAGCAGGCGCTCGATCAGGTCCGTCAAGTGCTTGATCTGCTCTTGCAACCGAATGACCTCGTCGCGCGTATTATCGTGCGAGGCGTCTTTGGCCTGCAACGTGGCGACGACAGCGGCGGTCGTGCCGATCTGCGCTGACACAGCCGCGACCTGATCGGTTGTCGCCTTGCCGTTTACGCGGCCTTCCAGCCGCACAAGCCAAATGATGACCGCGACGCCAGCGAAGCCAAGGGTGATGAGGTGGCCAGGTTCGAGGGTCATCAGGAGAACGCCACTTGGATGTCATCGCCCGCCTGAAGGCTTTGGGCGACGTATTCTACGTCAAACGACACGCGCGAAGTGCCGCCAGCGTTGGCGTTGGTCGCCGCGATTTGAAGCACAACACTTCCCGCCGCCGGGGACGCTTGGGACAGCGCGATAGAAAATCCACTGGTGGAGTTATCTACCGCTGACCCGTTCGTTACGGCCAACTCCATTCCGCCGTTGATCGCCATAACGCCAACGAAAAACTCTCGGTGATAGGCGCGAGGCAAGCCGCCCGGCGTCGTAAGGCCCAGCATCGTCACCATGACTCGACACGCGAGCGACTGACGCTCCGTTGTGTCCGTCCGGCTGAAGGTCAGCGCATTGAACGTCACGGCGTCGGTGAACGAGCGAACCTTGGACGTTCCCCGGCCAGCTCGGGCGTGCTTCCGCTGCCAGACGTTGCTGTCATAGCCGGACAGGGCCAGCCCGCAGTTTCCCGTGACCATTATATTAGCCGAACCGACATCGACCTGGCCGTGGTAGTTGCTGCCGAAGTTGACGATACCGTCCGACGTATGGACGAACGGGAGGAATGACCCGGTGTCATTAATCCGCGCGCCCGTGAAATGGCAGTTGTTGAAGCTGACCATGTTTTTCGAGTTCACGTCGCTCAGAATGGCCGTGTGAACACTCTCGAAATAGGTGCCCTCAAACGTGACCTCGCACCCGCCACTTCCGCCAACAGCCGCGTCCCGGTCAAAATCAAGAACTCGCTTGATCGTCACCATCGCAACCGAGCCGACCGTTTGAGACGCGCTTACCGTGTAGGTGCCAACCCCGCCCGTGCCGGTCCCCAAAGCGGTGATGTAAGTCCCCGCCGTGACGCCCACGCCCGAAATCTGATCGCCAATAACCAACGTTCCGGCAGAGATGGCCGACACGGTAAGCACGGTCCCCGAGATCGACGCGGTAAAGGCACCGGGCAAACGCCCGCCGCCCTCAAGACGCCCGCCCTTGAACAGCACGGCTTCCGCCGACCGCATATAGACGCAGTTGACGTTGTGATAGGTAAACTCGCAGTCATCGAACGTGACAGCGTTGGTCGTCCATCCGGGGGCATAAAAGCCGTAAGGGGTCGGCGTCGCCAGTTCCCCGCCGAAGGTGCAACGGCGGAACACTGACGTTTGCAGCAGGCGGTTGACCTCAAAGTTCCGTAGCGTTTGTAGCGTCATCCCGACGTTTTCAAACAGCAAGTGAGCGCACTCGCCAGCCACTCCAACGTCCAGCTTGATCGCGTGTGTTCCGCCATTCAGCGAAATGTCGCGGATGATCGAGAACTGGAACGACGTGGCAGACTTGTTGGTCAGCAGGGGCCATGTTGCGATGGTGTTTTGGTTGTCGATAATCGACGCGCCAGGGCCGTCGCCGTAGATTTCAAAGTTATTCGGGACCGAGATTGACCCTGTGTTTCCGCGATAGCGCCCGGCAGGGATATAGACGGTCCCGCGCCCCGGCGTGTTGCCGTTGCCGGTGTTGGCGTAAACCGAATCAATGGCCGCTTGAATGGCCAAGCCGTCGATCAGGTTGGTCAGGGCTGTCGCGGCGGGGAAATCGACTTGGGCGGCGGCAAGGGAGCCGTAGAACTCTGAAAGCGGATGTTCGAAGCCATCACCGACCGCGCCAAAGTCCTTGACGCTGACCGTTTCACGCAGTTTCGCCTGAACAGTCCTCAGACGAGCGCCCGTGCCGGTCTGGATAGCGCCGACCAGCGCAGCCCCGCCAGACGCCGCAAGCTCTACCGAACCAACCGCAGCAAGATTGGTCCGCGCGTCGCCAGCCGTAGAGGCTCCGGTTCCGCCGTCCGTAACAGGAACGTCAGTTCCGCCTGCGCGGTAAACGAGGTTGCCCTCAATCGTCATGTTGCCTGCGCTGGACCGGGCCAAGGTCGTGTCGGTAGCGTTGCCAAGCTCAATCGAACCGACGCCGATGGCGAGGGAGGTAGAGGCAACCAAACCAGTCAGGGGCAGCCCGGTCGCATTGGTCAGCGTAAGGGACGACGGGGTGCCACCCGCGCCGTTAAGCGTGATGAAAGCGCCAGCAGACCCGACATTGACCGCAAGGGCCGTTCCGACACCCGTTCCCGGCGTGATGCCCGCCCACGTCGTTAGATCGGCGTCATACGCTTGGACGTTCGTGCCGATGGCCACGCCCAGGTTCGTCCGGGCCGTCGATGCCGAGGCGAGGTCGGAGAGGTTGTTAGCCTTGAGCGCGGCGGCAGCAAGCGTTGCGGCTGCGTTGGCCTCCGAGACAGCAGCGGCAGCGGCGCTTGCAGCGGCGGCGGTTACAGCCGCGTTAGCCCGCGCAAAGCCCGACGACTGCACCTCAACCGAAACGTTGTTCCCGCCAAGTTGGACTTGAACATTGCTCATCGAACGACACCCTTCTCTGCAATCAAAACGCCGTCGATCAGTTGAGAAGTCAGGCTGTCGGTGTCGGTAACCACGAACTGATAGACAGCCTCGTAAGGATCGTCCGAGTCCGTCGCGTTGTTCGGCAGCGTCGTCAGGTCGGCCTTTTTCAGCCGCAGCGTGATCGTGTTGTCGTCAAAGACAATCACCGACCCGTTCGCCGTGGCCGTGGCTGTAACCGTCAGCAGCGAGCTTGCCGCCGCCTCGGTCGCCCGGATTTGAAACTGCCCCGTGTAGCCCGTGAAGTCATACGACGACGGGAACACAAACGTCTCTTCGGTGTCGGCAGACTTGTTGACCCGGAGATTTCCGTAGTCGTCAAAACCGAGTTCGGTGCAGGACATAGCGCCTCACGAAAAAGGCGATCCCAAAGGACCGCCGTTGTGGTAGGGTGGGAGGATGGATATTTTTTCTTCAGTTATCGTCGCGATTGCCGGTTTTCTTGTCTGGCGCGCTCATTGCCAGCTTGCCCGGATGCAGACCCTAATAAACCGCCTCCTGGAGCAACAAACGGTCGAGAAATCTTCGGAAGAAGTCCCTCGGCTGGTCTGGCGGCAACAGCCGTAAGTTCCGCCTGCGCCTCGCTAGGAAGCAGCATAAACAGCCGCGCCATCTCATCACGCGTGGCCGTAGATTGCGGGTTGCCAAGGCCACGGAAGAACCCAGCCACAGGCGCAACCGCCGCCTTTCCAGCCGTCAGAACCGCCGCGCCTATGGGGTCAATCTTTCCCGACCCCACCAAGTTGCGAGCAAAATCAGCCGACAATCCAGTCTGCCCGTCCTGCTCGGCCATTGCCGCCATAGCTTCTGCCGTGACCGAGTTAGTCCCCGGCGCCATGCGCGACCCAGAGCGCGAAAGCTCAATGCGCGCAGTCACGCGGCGGATAAAATCATCGGCCCGTTGCGGATCGAGCAACGCCGCCAGCTTTTCGCGGGTGACAGGAACCGTCAGTTGCTGCATCCGATTCAGCGACATTGCGCCGGATTGTGCGTCCCGGAACAGCTTGTCAGCAAAGCCCGCAACCAACGCGTTGCGCTCCGCTTCGCCCATGCGCTCGATAGCGGTTTCAAACGTCCGCATCGGAGTGCCGGTTTGAAACAGTTTCTCAGATCGGCGGAACGCATCTTCTAGACGCAGAGGCTCACCACCGGCCGCCAAGGCGCGAGCGTAGGGGCCAGTGTCGCCTCCGGTCAACCGGACCAGTTCGTCGCGATACGAGCGAACCGTGCCAACAATCGCGCGCCCGCCCTCGTCGAGATCAAGCGTTCGAGTGATCGGGTTGCGGAACCCGTTTACAACGTCATCCATGCCGCGCTTGATGTAATCGAGCGTCTGCATTGACGGAATTTCGCCCGGCAGCAATTCGATTTGCGGTTCACCCGGCGCTTCATCATTCAGGAACGCCATCGCGCGGGCTTCCGCATCATCCGCATCGTTGAGCGCCCGCGCCACGTCATCGTTAGACGACTTGGACAGGTTGATACCTTCGCGCGCCAGCCGCTCATCCAGCGCCTCTCGCCGCGCACGACGGGCAACAGCCGCAGCAGAGCGATCAGTGTCGCCAAGCGCCCGCGCATAGCTTGGATAGCCTCGCAGTTCGCCTTCCAGAGCGTCGATCATGTTCTGGCTGGATATGCGCTGATAGTTGTCAGACCCTTCCGCCGTGGCATCGGCCACATCGGAGAAAAAGCCAGCCGCGCGCGCCCGGTCAGCCATTTGTTCAAGCGACAAGCCGTCATCACGAACAGCCCGCGACCGCCACGACCCTTGCCGGTTCCAAGTGTCCGCGCCAATCTGGGCAAGCTCGCCCCCGTCGTCGCGCACCCCGCCGTTTTTGGAGATGAACTCTAGCAGCGTTTCACCCTGGCCTGCCCCCGAGACGCGACGGCCCGCGCGCATGGCGTCAAGGTCAGAAAACAGTTCCGGGTCACGCGCCGGACGCCCCGCGCCAGTCGCGCGCGGCTCATTCCGCGTCGAGACAAACAGGCCCAGTTCATCGGGATTGCGGCCCTCGTTGCGCGCAATCGTATAGGCCCGACGCAACGCAGCCTGCCCGACAGGGCGCGACAAAATCTGCTCAATCAAAGGCGACGGCTGAACTTGCAGCCCGCGCACTTCAGTATAAAGCGGCGCCGCCCGTTGGCGTCCTGCATCCGCAATGTTTTGAATCATATCCGCCGATCCAGCCGGATCGATGCCGGTCAGGTCAGCCAAGTCCTGAACGACCTGATTAGGCCGCTCAACCGCCCTTGCGCCAATCTGATTACCGACAAGGTTTGATGCGCGACCCGACCGGCGAGACAACGCGGCCACGTTAGCCACACCACTCCCGCCAATCGCTTCCGCAGTCGTAATCGGCAGACCCATCGCCTCAAGGGGATTGTTCGCCAAATCAGAACCGGACGACCGCACCAGCCTCGACACATAGTCACGCGCCGCCGCCGTGGCGTCTGGCGTGATTTCCGCTTCCGGCGCAACGCGCCCAAATCCCCGACCAACAACCGCACCGGCCTCCGACAGGCCAGACGCCAGGCGCCGCCCGCCAGCCGCAATCGCCGGGGTAGCCCCCTGGATTACACCGCCCGTTCCTATCCCAAACAGCAAGCCCGTGCCAGCATCCTGCAACCGCTCGCCCGCGCCACCTTCACCCGCCGCGCCGCCATAAACCGCGCCAGTCAAGCCGCCGACTTGCATAGCCCGCCCGATTTGGCCCGCACGTTCGGCAAGCAACCCGCCTTGCGTCAACGGACCAGCCGCCCGCGCCCCACGAATGTAGTTTGCCCCACCAATGCCCGGCAGAAGCATCGTCCCGCCAAACCCCAAGATGCCGCCCACATTCCGAGCGCCACGCTGTTGCTGATTAAGCGCCTCAACCATGTCGCGGTATTGGTCGCGCGATTCCGAAAACGAGCGCCGATTGATCAGCGCATCAAGGCCGGTTACCGCCTCGTCCAGCAACGGCACTTGCTCCGCTGCGCCAGACGCCACGCCGCCCACCACATCGGCAATCTGGCCTTGGCGAGTGCGAACGCCACCGTAATTCTGGATAACGTCACCCGGCAAATCTTCACGCGACGGCGCGCTCATATCAGCGGAAAGCGTCCCTATTTGTCGAAAGGTCTCACCTTCGCGTTGCGGCAACATGATGCGAGTGCCGCGCGTCAATCCTCGCCGCTGGTCATCCGTCAGCGTGTTCCAATCGACCACGCCTTCCGGCATATCAAAGCCGGTTGACGCCGCAACGTCGGCAAGAGCCGGTTGAGCCGGTGCCATGCCAGGATCAAAGTTCGGGTCAGCCGCCACCCGTTCGGCTTGAAGGCGCATAGCCTCTTCGCGCGAGCCGTATTGAGCCGTCAGTGCAGCAAGCTCTTCCTCATCGGTAATGCCGAGCGGGTTTAGCGGTGCGGAGGGCGCAGCCGGTCGGGCCGGGGCGGGCTGGCGCTGGGGAGCGGGAGCCGCAGCAATAGGCACAAACCCCGGAGGCGGTGGCGGCGGCGCAGACCCGATGGGATAGAAACCGGGAGGCGGTGGCGGGATTTGCTGCATCATCGACCGGGCACCCACGCTGAACCGTTCCAGTAAATGCCTTGGCCTTGCGCGTTTTGGTGAGTGGCGCGACCAACGGCGGCAGGGGCCGGTTGGTTACCGCCAGCCCGTGTTTGCGAGCCGCCGCGTTGACGCTCGCCGTAGCCCATGAAGTCGCGCCAAGATTGGATTTGACGCGCAGGGCGGCGGACGGTCTGGCCATTTGCGCCTGCCGCAAACAACGGGTTGGCGTTCACGTAGGCCTGCCAGTCCTCGTTGGCACCGATCAGGTTGCCGTTGAGGTTGGCGTATTCGTCTAGGAACGAGGCGTAATCCGCATCCCGTTCTGCGGTGGCAATCACCACGTCCGCAAGGGCCTGGTTGGTGGGGCCGGGCTTGTCGATGTCCAGCACGGCGCGGCCATACAGGATAGCGTCACCGTCCGACATCGGGCCGGAACCGGGGGTGCGCTCACCCGGCACTAGTCGGGCTGAGATCGCCCGCATCTCTGAATAGGCCGGATTAAGCGCAGCCGCAGGCCCCAGCATGGCAGCACCCAAGCCGGTTGGGTTGGCGCGGTTCAACTCGATAAAGCGGCGAGCATCGGACGCGCGAGTGTTCGCCAGCTTCGCCGCTTGGCTGGCCGACGACAGAGCGCCGCGCGTGGTGGCGTCGAAGTTGCCAACGCCATTCCGCCCGCCGCCAGCCGGGGTATCGGGATTGCCCTGCATCGGAGTGCCAAACTCACCCGTTTCGCGGTTAAACGGTGCCACAGAAGCGCCTTGTGGCAGGGTAACCGGATCAAGCGGAACCATGCCCTGGGCCACAACGCGGCCAGTGGGCAAGTTAAACACGGTTGCGCCGGATGCGACCGTGGGGTTTTCGGCATTGTAGCGGGCCGTTACGTCTGAGAACGCAGCCGGAGCGGTGGCCGTAGGAACCGACGTTCCCGTCCCTGGATCGTTGCGGAACATTGTGTCGTTGACGGTGGTAAACGTCGGAGCCGACGCCACCCGACCATTGACCCCGCCGCGAACGCCGCCCGCGCCAAGGGTATAGCCCTCAAGGTTGCTGGACATTGCCTTCCCGTATTCTTCGGGATTGAGGGCAAGCGCGGCTTCCGCAACGGGTCCGAGCGCCATTGCGTGTGCGCGCACAAGCGCGGCCCGTGCCTCATTTTGCGGACGCATGGCCTCCGCTTGCAGTCGGGCGCGCTCCGCATCCAGCCCTTCGGTCACAGTTGCGCCACCCAGCACCCGGTCAAGCACACGCAAGCCGGAGACGCGCTGACGCTGCGGCGGTGCGACCGGGGCAGGAGCCATGCGAGGCCCGCCCGACTGGATCAGGCTCATAACGTCCGGCGACAGAAGGCCGTAGCGTTGCGCCGCTTGAGGGCGATCAAGAAGACCCATTGTTAGCCGCCCTTCCCGTAGCTTGCGCTGAGACCGAAGTTCGTTCCGGTGCTTTTGCCGGTCGAAGAGCCAACCGAGGTCCGCGTCCCCTCATTGGCAAAGCCGCCCCGAAGCTGGTTCAGAAGCTGTTGCAGGGCAAGGGCATACTGGTTCTGGTTCTGGTTCTCGCCCTGCGCCACCGTAAGGGCTTGGCCATACGCCCGGTCATTCAGGCCCGCGATCAGTTCGCCACGATTGCGCGACTGGTCCCCGGCAAGCTGGGCCTCATAGATGCCGCGCCGGTTGTCACCAAAGGCCCCCGCCTTGGCAAACTGGTCCTGCTGCTGATTACGGGCCATTGCATCGCCGTAGTCCGCTTTGCGGAGCGATGCGTCGATCACGTCCTGCGTATAGGGCGACTGGTATTGACCAATCGAGGCCGGATCAAAACGCCCGTATTCCATCCTCTGAACGTCGGAAATGCCCTGGTTGAGCATCCCGGCAGCTCGATCAGACAGGGCGCTGGTCTGCGTCTCGTTGCTGGTTGCCGACTGCCTGCTTTTCGACTGCGAGGCGCTTCCGCTGAGTGACATTTTTAGGTTCTCCTGAATACGCGCCAGCCGGGGGCATAGCCGTAGCGTTGAAGGGCGCGCGACCAGCCAGGGCGGTCAATTGCGTAGCCGAGAAACAAATCGCACCCTTGAGCCTCACCCCAAGCGCGGGCTTCCGGCTCAATGGACTGCATGAGGTCAATAATGTCGCCACCGGCAAGCCAGAAGCAGAGCGCCTTGCGGCGGGGATATTCGATAATCTCGGTCACACACGCAGACCGCTCGCCGGGCCAGAACTGGTAATCACCCCGCAACAGGCCATCGACCACATCATCCATCGTGTGAGTGCCGTCGCCTTCATCCAGAGCCGCTTCGATCCATCCCTTGCAGCGGGACCAGTCAGCTTGCGGGGTCAAGCGCCTTGGCCAGATCAGATTGTTTGTAGGATCGGTCTGGGAACAAGATCAGTTCACCGTCCTCATGGGCCACAGAAACGACCGTGGGAGCCTTTGGATCGCCGTAGCTTACAAGCGCCCGGTTTCCATCGACTTGCGCCTCCACGCCAGCCGGGAGGTCCACAACGGCGATCCTCACGGGGCCACCGTCGAAAGGGCGCCCGCGTCATTGACCCGCAAAACCCAGCGGATGCCGCCCGATGAAGTCAGAATGACCCGCCCGCCGCCCACTTCAATGTCCCGGCCTTTCTTGAAGTTTTCAAGGTCTGCCGTCTCAAGGTCCGTCCGAATCCGGTCTTGGTCCTGCGGTTCGTATTGTTGCGGAGCGCGGACAAGGTTCATCGGCCCGCCCCCGCTTTCACGTCAAACCGAGGGCTACCGATACGGAAGTTCACGTCAGCATCGCCCGTGTAAATCACCGAGATCATGCGCCCCGAAAACCGCATATCAGTCTTCGACGCCGCATTGACAGCCGCAACCGCCGTCGCGGAATCCATCGGGTAATCCCGCACCGAGAACGACGCGGCCACGCTTCCCAAGGTCGTCTCATCGGGAACGTAGGCATGGACTTCCATTGTCCGATTGCCGTCCGCAATCTGGACCGGCCCCGAGGTCAGCGTCGGAGTGCGCGCATCCTTCAGGTGGCCGGTTTCGTGGCGATAGACGTAGCCGTTAGCCCCGACCAGTTGAGGCTGCGACATGACACCTTTGTCCGCGCCGCACAGCCGCGCAATCGTGCCGATGCCCCAATGCTTTTTGCGGTAGTTATAGAACACATAGCGGTCGCACTCGGTCGAACCCGACGACGGGTAATGCCACCATGCCTCGCCCTTAAGCGAGTTATGCCAGCCCGACACCTTGGAGATTTGCAGGCGGTTGATGTCGTCGAAGACATAATCCGCAACGTCACAGGGCAATGTGTCAACGTAGCCGTTATAGACCCAGAAGTTCTCTTCACCGAACCAGAACGTTTCGTCGGACGTGGACACTGCCGCGCCCTTGGAAACCGCCCCGCAGCCGTCCGACAGGCTGTTGAACTGATAGACCAGCGGCAGGCCCACATAGCGGGCCAAGTGCGCGTCAACGTCTGACAGGATCAGATACCCGCCCCGGACCTTTTCACACGCCTTAAGCGCGCCGTTTGTCGTCAGCCGCTTCCCACCGGCCAGGTTGGTTGCCGAGGGGGTCCAGTCCGTCCGGTCCTCCGCATCGCACCAATCAACCGCGCGAGGGTCGCCGTCCGCAGCGAGAGCCAACACGATCCGCTCATCCGTAACCTTGACGGCCTCCGCAGTCGGAGCGTTGGTTACAGCGGTTGCCTTGGCCGACGTATTGAGGCTCCATTCGTAAATGACCCCGCCCATCGTGCCCAGCAGAATTTCCCCAAACGTGGTTAGAGACCAGACCGATGCCGAGATAATGGCCGTAGTGCTAGTCCGAACTGTTCCGTAGGTTCCGGCGCCGTAAGGCCCGGCCCCATAGCCAGCACCAAAAGCCGCGTCTGCCGTTCCGACCGTCAAGCCCACTGGCGTAATGTCAGCGACCGTTCCCGAGCGCGTGATGGCGTAGAGTTTGGAATGGGTGCCAACAGCCGTCCATGCCTGGTTAGCGTTGTCCGACCATGTAATGATTCGACGCGCGGAACCCGTTAGCGCGCTGACGGATTGCACAACCCAGCCGCCGATTGGCTCAACACCCGCTTCGCCAAACCGGATCAGGTTGGCGTCGTAATATCGGCCTTGCGCCTGGTAAGACGTTCCGTTGCGGTAAATGCCGGGCGGAATATCCAGCGCGACGAGGCTCATTACAGGAACCCAGAGACGCTAATAGCCGTGTTCACCGCGCCAGTTGAGTCCCAATATAACGTCGCCGTGGTCGTGGTCCGATCATAGGCAACGCCCGAGATGCTTCCGTTTGCGTTGCCGTGAACGGCATAAGTGGCATTTGGCAGAGCGTTAGTGAACGTAATGATGCAAGAGGCTATCGAGGCCGACACAGTTAGCGTTGATACGCTCGCAACATTCATCGCAGCGGTTAGCGTCGGCTGCGAACCGTTGATGCAAGTGTTGACGATCACGCATCCAAACGCCCGGCCATAGCCAACCTGAAACGTCCCCGCGCCGGTCAGAACTTTGTGTTGGTCGCCAGCGGATGCAGCGGGAACCATGCCCTTCGTTCCGCCCGTCGATTGCGTTGCTCCGACGACCGGGTTCGGAATGGTCGTGGCCTGCGCCGCCGTAAGCCTCTCGACCTCGCCCGTGCCCCCTGTGACCCGCCCGAGAATGGTCGTCGTCGGAGTTGCGTTGAGCATATCCAGATCGGCCTTGATCTGGGTAAGTCCGGTGTTGATAGTCGTCCCCCAGGTATCGGTTGAGGCTCCGACAGTAGGGTTCGTCCCCGTAAAGCTAATGGCGGTCAAAAGGCCCTCCCGGCTCTGGCGTTCAAGGTGGACGGATAGGCCGTGCGCTTGTCGTCTTCTTCGATGGCATCCAAAGCCGACGCATAGGCGTCCCGGATCACTTGGCGCTCATCGTCGCGGAAATAGATCAGGGCTTGCGACAAGGCGCCGTAAAGATAGGCGTCCGGATGCTTCCGCAGAAGCCAGTTGGTCGCGCATTGCGCCGACAGGGCCGGGATGCGCTTTCGGTAACGCATCCGCACCGTATATTCCGCATCCGGGACAGGATCAAACACCAGCCGATCCGTGATGGCGTAGCGGGTTGGCTTGCCGGTGCTGAACGCGCTGTCAAACGCCTCAACCGGCACATATTCCAGCGGAACAGCCGGGCTGCCGTCAATGCGAAGGGATTTCACGCCCGCAAAGTCGCACGGCAGCGCCATCTCTTCGGAAGAAATTGTGTAGGTCGCCGATGCGCTCATCTCGCGCACATCAAGCTCACGGTTCATCTGGGTTTCAGCCAGGGCGATAAATTCAGCGGCCTTCGTGTCCACACCGGACAAGCCCGTTTTGTTGAGCCAGTCGGCCACGGCGGTCTTGAGATTGGTGTAGCTATCGAGGGCCATTTAGATCGTTCCCTCGCGCGTCTTGAACATCCAGTTTTCGTCAAGCCAGCGCGAAAACGCTTTCTTGCATCCGGGAGTGCCGCGCGTCGGATCGGGCAGAATCCCGCGCTTCTTCAGGTCTTCCCAGATCGTCAGGGGAAGCGTGGCCATTTTGGTGCGATGGTCGAACCCGTCGCCCCACTTGTCGCGGCCCGAGGAGAAGTGGGCGCGCTGGAGCTTGTTCAGTTCCAGTATCTCGGTCATGTCCTGCGAGGTCCGAATGGTGGACACGCCGGTCATTTCGTCGGTTTCGATGTGTTGGCTGATCCCGGTCAGGGGATCATAGTCCAGAAGGCGTTCAGACATTCATTGCCCCATGAAAAAGGGGGCAGCCGAAGCCACCCCCTTCTCAGTCGTTAGTCGTCGGTCGATCAGATCAGGTCGCGAACGACCGCGTGAGCCTGCTCGTTGGTCACTTCGAGGCCCGCTTCCTCAATCATGTGATACTTGTGGCTGTCGCCGGTCTTGGCCAGCTCTTCCACAAAGTAGGGACGCAGGACGCGCTTCTTGGCCTGCGACGGATCGATGAGATACGCCAAGTCGGTCGGCATGAAGCGGTTGGGAACCACGTTCAGGTTGCCGAAGTCCGAGACGTAAACGTCAACGGCACCGATGATGGTGGCCTGTTGAGCGCCAGCAACGGCAGAGCGGATTTCCGCAATACCGGCAAACGCCGAGGTCTCTTGCTTCTTGGCCGGGGAGACCATGAGCATCGAGACTTCGCCGCCTGCGTTGTATTGCAGCAGCAGCGCGGCCTTCAGGAGGGTTTCCGACCATGCGCGGTTCGTGCCGTCCGTGCGAGCCGTGACCGGAACGCCGTTCGTGATGGTATAGGCGGTGCCGGAAGTGCCGTTGGTGTCGTTCGTGAACAGCCAAGTGTCGAGCGAGGCGGTCACGCGGGCCGTGGTGGAGTTACCCGCCACAGCGACGTTGGTGCCGGTGAACGACAGTTCCTGGTCGCGCTTGATCTCCTTGCCGCGCTTGGCGGTCTGGTAGGCGATCTCGGACTTGCGGCCCGCCTTTTTCACCCGTTCAGCGGTCCCCGAGATGGTGAACGCCTTCTTGTAGATTTGGGTGTAGTTGACGTAGCGGATCGTCGCCACGACGGCGGCGGCGGCGGTGTCGTCGCCTTCGATGGTCGCGTTAGCGGCGGCAGCGGCGAGGCTGTCGGTCTGCCAGTCGAACTGGGTCTGATCACACGATGCCTTGCCGATATTCGACATGAACGGCGTGTCAGTGGGGCTGATGTTGGAGATAACGTCCGAGAGGTCTTCACGGACGCCGATGAGGTCGTAGCGGTCGAAGGTGTCAGAAGGTTGGGCCATTAGCCTAGCATCCTCAGAATAGCGGCTTCAGCGTCATTGACGGAGCCTGATTGACGGAGACGTTGTTTAGCGCGTTGGAGATCTTGAGCCTTGGACGGAGCCGCAGAAGCCGCGCCGGGTTTGGCGACCTTCGTTGACTCGACAGCCGAGCGAACCTTGCCGGTTTTGGCTTTGAGGTCGCGATAGGCCATTGCATCCCGAAGGACGCGGACCGCTCTGTGATCGAGAACATCATCCAGTTCCGCATCCGTGAAGCCAATTGAATGGCCGTATTCACGAAGCGCGGCGGTTTCAGCCTTTGCGGTGGCGGGGTCTTTCCATCCGGGCAGGACTGCCAGGAGAGCTTCCGCTTCACGCGACGCGATGGTTTCCCGTTCGCGGGCCTCTTCCATTGACCGTTCAGCATTGAGGCGACCAGTCTCCGATTCCACCGCCCGGCGTTGTTCGGCCCATTGTTGATGCTGAAGCATCTGGGCTGACCATTCGGCGGGGTTGGAGTGACGAAGGGATTGATCGACACGGGGCTGATTAGCCGTGATGATTTTCTCGACGGTTTGGAGCTTGCTCAGATACTCGTCACGCGCCGCCGCAATAGCCGCCATTTCCGCCTTGCTTTGTTCGGCGAGGGCTTGCGTCTTGCGGGTATAGTCCTGCTCTCGGGAGTAGCCTTTCAGGGCTTCCTCAAGCGTCACCTGAACCTCTTCACCGGCAATCTTGACGGTGTGAAGCGCGGGCTGCTCGTCGGCCTTGTCTGGTTCGTCCTGTTCGTCGGACTCGCCTTCGGGATCGGATTGCTCCGGTTCCTCGTCGGCGTCGGAAGCCTCAACGGCCTCCTGCGTCTCGTCAGTCTCGCTGTCGGCAGGGCCTAGCAGACCTTCGATCCGTTCGGCGGCGTCAGCCACCGTCGCACCAGTGGCTTGCGCCGTGCTGGAGTCGTTCATGTTTAGCTCTTGGAGTGCGCCGCTGGCCTAGTGGCCGTCACGGCTGGTGACCTATCGCTTGGCGGGCTTGGCCAGCTTTGCGCGTAGGAAGGCTGCGTCCTCAATGTCCCGCTTCCAGAGCGAGACAAGGGCGTCGATTGCGGCGACTTGAGCGTGTTGCTCGTCGCGTAGGGTAGGGGCCGACCGGGCCGAGTTGCGCCAGTCTGCAATGATCCGCTCTGACATCCGCCGCAGCCCGTCCATCACCCCGACGTTGTCGAGGAGGGCTTGCGCGTCAGATGCCCGGTCGAGAACCGCTTGGGTCTGTTCGTCAGTGAGCAACGGCCACCCGGCGAGGCTTGGGAGCTTCCGGGACCACGACAGCCGCGACCGGGCTGTGCAGGGCCTCGTTCGGCACCCGCAGATGGGTCACGGCCTGAGTGCCGACGCGGTTAAAGCGCAACACGCAAAAGCCGTCACAGACCTGGGTGATGACACCTTCGGCCAGAACCTTGTCGCCTATGTTCATCCGGCTATCCCGCCCTGATCTGGGCCATTGATCGAAAACGATTGCGAAGCGTTCATGCGGTTGGCTTCGCTTTTCAGGGCGAACTCCATCTGCATTTCCTCGCGCTTCAGCGTCAGTTCGGCCTCGGCAAGATCGCGCTTGAAGGCCAAATCGGCGGCTTGTTCTTCGCGGCGCTGTTCCATTTCTAGCGCGTGTTTCTCGCGAGCTAGTTGGATGTCAGCCGCCGCCTTTTGCTCGTCACGCTGCGCTTGAGCCTGCATCTTGGCCGCTTCTAGCTCGATCCGAGCCTTGGCCTCTTCGACCTTCGGATCAACAGGCGGCTCATCTTGTGCCATCTGTGCCATGCGCTCTTGCGCTTGCTCGCCGTCTGGGTCCGTGAAGAACGCGCTTGGGTCTTTGAATCCGCCCGCTTCCAGCATCTTGGACAGCGTCGTGTGATATTGCTTCATCGTAACCAGCGGGTTGTTCGGCCCCGCCGTGGTCAGGATTTGCTCTTGCTTGGCCGCAACCATAGTCAGCAGGGCCATCTTTTCGGCGTTCGTCCCGCCACCCAGCGCCACGTTCGGCACCACGTCCATGTTGGCCCGCCATGAGCGCGGATCGACCGGCACCCACTGATTACGCAGCTTGACCATGCGCTGCTGCCGTTGGTTCTGAACCGTCAGTTTCAGCAGGCCACGGAACAGGCGACGGACGCCCGACGCCATCACCCGCGCGATAAGCTCAATGCGTTCCTGCGACCGGCTAAACTGCCCGTTGGCAGCCGTGGCCGTGGTGTTCTGCAACGCTTGAGCGTCCAGGCCCATCGAGACCTTCGACATACCCGTCCGACCCTCGCGAAGCTCGTCCATGTAGGACAGCATCGGGAACGCCTCACGGCCCACGAACGGCGCCACTGCGAAATAGTAGGCCGACGACGCATCACCCTCGGCACGGAGGATGGCCCCGACCTCGGTGTTCATCGCATCTTCCATGTTGCCGCCGCGACCGACAACGGTGCGGGGAAACACAGACTGCGACAGGCTATCCAGCGAAGCGCGCAGAACCCGCGTCTTCACCTTTTGAATATCAACCACCTTATCCGCGACGGATTCACCGAAGAAGGCGTGAGGCTCCGGATCACATTGCAGATCGGCGAAAGGCCGCTCATCCACCGGATCGTTGCCCACGATCTTGTAGCCCGGCCCTAACGTGCAAACCCGACGCAGTTCGGCTATGCCGTCCCCGTCGAAGTCCACGTTGATGTAGCTCTCGACATACAGCACCAGCCGGGCGCTATCGTCCGACGACGTTCCGGCTAGTGAATCCCGATAGGGCTGACGCGCCTGGCGCTCGTCGGAGTTATCCATCTCCGAGCCGTCAGTCGAACAGGACAGCACCAGATCGCGGTCGTAGCCCATCGCCACCAGTTCGGAGACGCGCTTTTCCGTGCGGTGTCCGACGTAACCCTCTTCGGCAAGGGTCCGCATCCGGCGACCGATCAGAAGCTCGTCAGGCGGCACCGCTGCAATACGGATGCGGTCAACGCGCTTCTTTAGCCGCAGCGTGACGTTCAGCCCGTCCTCGCCCTCCGAGGTCTCAACAATCTCGGCTTCCACGCTTTGCTGGAGGTCTTCTAGCAGTTGCGTCAGGGCCATCTCATCAAGGCCGGTGTATTTCGTGGTCGAGACGGTGACGCTGTCGTCCCACCACCACTTAATGAAGCCGACCTTCTCCCGAAGCGCGTTCTTAATCGCAGCCAGGAACACCTCGAACCCGTCGTTATCGACCGTGACCACATAGTTGATGTAGTCCGTCGCCTGTTCGGCGTTTTTTACGTCCTCTTCGCTCTCAGGCGCAAACTCGACCACGTTCTCCGAGCCAAAAAACACACGCATCAGGCTGGGCAGGATCGCGTTGATCGTGTCGTGAACGTCGCGGCTGACGACTTGCGACCGGCCCTCTTCCTCGTCGCCATACGGACGGCCAAAGTAGCGATCCACCGCCCCGGCGCGTTGCGGGCCAATGTCGCTGTCGATGAACGACACCGCGTCATCAATCTCGGCAGACAGGATCGCGTTCAGCGTTCCATCATCCATCGCCATGACTTCGGCGTCGTCTTCCATTTCGTATTGGCCGCCGTCTTGCATTAAAGGAAACTCCTACGGCGACGACGGGTTTGCGGCACACCAAAAAGCGAAGCGCCTTGCTCGTTGGTGATCAGGAACAGACCAATCCCGATAATCGACGCCGCCATAGCGCCATCAACCTGGGCGCCACCCCAATAACGCGGCGCAAAATAACGCGGCGCGAAATAGTTTGGCGCGTTCATCATGGCAAATCGTAAGCCTCGGCTGCTAACCGCGACCGACTAACGCCGCCTTGATTGCCGCCTCAATGGTCTCAGCCTCCGCAAGTTGCGCTTGCGAAATCTCACTCTCAGGCGGATTGGCAACCCACGCTTGATTAAACAGCAAGCGCAGGTCAAGCGCTTGAACCAGCGCCTCTCTCATTGCTTGATCGTTCATGGCGTCACCAAATCGTAAGTTATCCCGGTTCGGTTCCCGCTCGCGTCAGTCGTGGCAACAATGCGGTTTGCACTGTCTGCAACCGCGTTCCGAATAGTGATCGTCGCTCCGTTCGCGCCGCTGATTTTGCCCGCCAACGCCGCCGAACAAAGCCGCAGCGTTTCCCGAACCGACATCCCCGTCTCGACCATTTGCTGGTCAAGGATTTCGTCCGCGATAGCGCCCGCCGTCAAATCTTGAACCGCTGCAACGTCGATATTCGCCGCCATCGTTCCCGTTGCATAGGAAACGAAACTAGACGACGCCTGCCCCTGAAGCGCCGACACGGCAAACGCCAGCGCATCAATCGCCGCCGATACGCTGCCTTGAGCCGACAGACTAGCCGCCGCCGAAAGCGCCGCCACGACGTTTGCCGACAGCGACCCAGAACCCGCGATGGTCGCCGCAGCCGAAACAACCAGTTGCCCGACCGCATCCAGCAACGCCACGCCGTCCAGCGAGGCCGACGCATTGCGACCCATCGTGCCAGCAGCCACGACAAGGGCTAGGGCCTCGACCTCGTTTCGAGACGCCAAAGCGCCAGGCTTGCGAGGCTGAATCCAAGCGTATTGATTGCGATACCCGCTAGGCGCCCCGGCGAGGGCGTTTGTGATCCCTTCGCCCGCCGTCAGGTTGCGCTTAGTGCTGGTCCGGTTCCAGTTTCCGACCGCCGTGTAAGGATAGGCGCTGTTTGAAATCGTGCCGCCGATGATGCGAACGCCCGAGGAAAAATCCCTATAGCCGTTCTGCAAAAGCGCCATGATCAGCCGCCATAGCCATAATCAAAATCGACCATGACGGTTCCGGCAGATGTCGTCGCGCCAGTCTGGAACAACAGGAACTGCACGTTAGCGCCGTCCTTAATACGGGGCAGCGACGGGAAGGCGTTCAGAAAGTCGATCTTCGTGTAGAGGCCCGTCGCCGGAACCGGGATCGTCCACAAAGGCTTGCAAAGGCCGACCACCACCGTCCCGGATGCGTGAGCCGTTCCGGCCCAGACCACCGACACGATGTCCGAGACGCCTGTATCGCCAATTGCCAGCGGAATGAACGGGTTGTATTTGTTGGCCGCGTTGCCGGTGTTCAGCAGTTGGCCGATACCCAGCGAGGCCGTTGACGTGAATGTCGTCGTCGCGCCAGCCGCGCCGCCCGTGTCCAGATAATTGACGATGCAAGTGGGGGCGTTAGCACCCAGCGCCGTATCAGCCGCAATAAACATCCGAAGGCCGTTGCCGTTCGGATAGCGATGGCTGCCCGACAGCGCCGTCATCGTGACGGTCTTCGTGCCAGTGGTCGAGACGTTCGTGCCAGAGAGCGGGACGTAGCCCACCAGGTCGATTGCCATGATATACCAAGGCGCGCCCGCCGCAGCGACGACCGTGGCACCGGCCCCGAGGAAATGCTTAGTCGCCGGAGTGACGTTGCCGCCGTGCGACAGTGCGCCCTCTGACCATGCCTCATCCGTATCGACCCAGACCAGATCGGTTCCGGCAAAAGTTGCAGCGGCTGGCGTTCCGGGATGACCGGCAATCAAGGTCCAGTGACCCGCCGTGCCAGCCGACGACAGCGTCTTGTTGCTGAAGACGTTGTCGTATTTGCCGTTGGTCGTGATCTGATTGATCAGATCGTCTTGACTAGTCCAGCCCATCGGTCAGTTCCATGTCGTTTCAATAATGCCGGATAGAACGCTGGTCGAAATGTTGCCGCCGTGACCCGCTGCAAAAAAGCCCAGAACCGCCCCGTCGATAATACGCGGCGGCGCTTGGCTGATGACCGAGGCAAACTCATCACACGCGCCGAAGCTCTCCGTTGAGGTCCGGCACTCTTGCGTGACGTGAGCAGTCATGATCGGCTTGACGATAACCAAGGCCAT